ATATTCCTGCAGACTCATTTCGCGCAAACTGGAGGTACGATTGTCTGTATACTGTAACACAACGCTTTCCTTCAGTGCATCCCGATCGGACGTAGGAAGGCGGTTCAAAAGGTTGTAAAATGCCCCATAAGTCTCGGGCTTTCTTACAAGTTTCTTTGTATTGATGTCTATTTCCATAGATTCATTTTTTTTGTTATGAGCCATACGGTAGACATTCAACCACCGTATGGCAATGTTTATTTCTTCATTAAGTTAATGCGCTCTTTCAATGTGAGAAGGTAGTCGTGCATCTGTATTTTTTGCAGCTCCATTAAAGCGATCTGATTTTCACCTGCTATTTCAACAGCATCTTTTCGACCAAGGAACAAGACTAACTTATTATGTTTATCCATCAACTCATTATATTCGATATACATGCGGTCAAGTGGGGTCTCGGCTACCTTGTATGCTTTTTCAAACACATCTTTGGGAGACCAGCTTTCATAGCCATCCTCATATATGATTTTATATCCTTCCTCGATCTTCTCCATAGTCCTCGGGATGGCATCTGTTGGCAGATACACTTTACCACCTTTTCGAATTGCCGGTGTGGCTTGAACTAATTTTGTTCCAATATACTTTTTCATCATTGTTTCTATGGGTTTTACAAAGCCGCCCAAGGCTGTTATATTTATGAGTTCATTATTGATTTGTTATTCGTTAATTGGTAGTTTCATAAAGCACATCCACATAGTTTTGCCATGTCTTCCGGTGGTGTGACCGAACAACGGCTGCCGTCCGATGGCTTTCAATACTTCTCTAACCGTTATCTGGTCTTCATTCCATTTGAAAATGAGAATGCCGTAATCTTCAAGTACTCGAAAGCATTCATCAATTCCTTTTTTTATCACCCTTGGCCAATCTTCAGGAAGTTTACCGTACTTCTTGGCCAACCAACTATCTTGGCCAACCTTTAGAAGATGGGGAGGGTCAAATACTACCAGCTTAAAGGATTCATCCAAGAATGGCATATCGGTAAAGTCAGATACAATATCCGGATGAACTTTCAGGCTTCGACCGTCGCAAAGAGTATGCTCCTCATCTCTAATGTCGGCAAACAAGGCCAAAGGATTTTCCTTGTCGAACCAAAACATTCGACTACCACAGCAAGCGTCTAATATGATTTTCGTTTCACTCATTACTGTTATTATAATACTCTTTTCTCATGGCATTACTTATTTGAAGGCTTCCATTCAATAGTCACAACCGCATCAAGCATTCCGCTTCCCTCACACAAAGGACAAGTGTTTTTCACCCTATCACGGAATTCGTCGATACCCCAGAACCAGCCATTACCATGACAATATCCACAGGTATGTCCTTTGCTCACAACCAGTTCTTTGTTCTGCTTGTAATTCGGTGGAACCAGTTCCACCAGTTTTTTCTCTTTACTCATAGTCATCGATATTTACATTGAAATACTCCATTTGAAGGCATTCGTCCGCATTGTCTCGTAATCGCTCGGATACTTCTGTAAGTATCCAGTGTTGGTCGCTCAGGGTGTAGTTCTTTACGCTTTCCATTGCTTCCTTGATGATTTTTTCCACTGTCTCTTCCATCTTTTCACTGTTTTTTTATTTCTATTTGACAGCCTGGATGCCATATACGAATATTATTGGCATACACTACATCCTTCAACTCAATCACAACATGACCGTGCGTCTTTGCCTTACGCAAACGCAAGTCACAGTCCATATTTCTTTCAGCCCAGTCTTCTACAATATCCCTGGCTTCGCTTTTCTTAATGAGTATTTGAAAGACCTCATTTCCTGTATATGTATCCATTTACTTCTGTTTTAATTTGGTTAAACTTTCGCCCCAATACTCAATGGCTCCCTGATCCCAAATCGTATATTTTCCGGTATCTCCCTGATAGCGTCCCTTGCTGAAAGCAATATGACCTTCCACCCATATCTTCAAGTCAGCGTCATACATCACACTTGTGGCAGCGTCACCTTTCGGGTTCTTACCACGTGCATGACTGATAAAAATAAACAGTTTGTCCGGGAACTCCTCCTTCAACTGAATGTAGTCCTTATACGTCATTTGCGTGTACTGAAAGCTGTCTATGATTACGATATTGTAACTCTTATGCCTGCGAAGACGTTCTCGCAGTGACGGGATATCCTCCTTAATAAAGTTCAATCGGCGGCTTACTTCAGCCATGCCGAAGCGTTTCAGGCTATTTTGTACCGTCAGACAGGTCCCTTCTTCCAAAGAGTTGAAAGCAACGCGATCGTATTTACAGAGTTCTTTGCACAGCTGCATTACGAAAGAACTTTTGCCATTCCCACTTGACCCCCATACGAACCATACGCCCGTACATTCCGGAGTGTCGAAAGCATCACGCCATTCCCCCTCAAAGGGGAATACCTTGTATTTCTTATTCAGGATATCCCTGACATTCAATGCTCGTTTCATGTTAGAATAGTTTAAGTTGACGTATGCCTTCAATCTTGTCAAGAACCGCCTGACGTGCGGCACCTTGTAGCTCATAATTGGAGAGCATCCAGCCCAATGCCCAAAGGAGGGCATTTTCGCGGGTGGAGAACTGTCCCCATTTGCGACCCGGATTGAAACCGCCGCCGGATCCACCTATTTGCATGTGAACGCCAGCAGTCCACCAGCCGTCCTGTTGTCCGACAAGGGCATCCAGATAGTTGCGGCCATTACGATAGATAGTAACCGTCTCGTAATCCGTTAGAACCGGATAATTACTCCAAGGCTCGGGAAGTTGTCCTCGTCCGTCTATCATTAAATATTCAAATTTGTTTTCCATACGCTTAAAATTATGTTTGAACGGTATTTGAACGGTATTTATTCACTCATGCGCTTTACTTTATGTATCGACTTCTTGACACGTCTCAAGTCGAATTCACAGTCGGCAGCTTCTTTGATCACACAGTCTATGTCTTTCTTTTCCGTTACCCCATTGGCCGTACAAATGGTATAGACATCGTTCGCGTCCGTTGGCTCAAGTTCATAAAACTTGCGTCCGATTCGACTGTAGAACTCCTTATATCCGGGCTTTCGGTATTTCAAGCCACTACTAATGCGCTTAGCTATATAGTCAGTACTCAGGAAAACAACTCCACACTTCTCCTCCAGCTTGTTGTAAAGGCTGATAAAGTAGTGGAAAACAGGCTCAGTCAGTTTGTCGGCTTCATCAAAGACCAACAGAGGGGCGTCCATCTGGATGATGTCATCAAGGATAAGGCTCCATACCTCTCGGATATTACATCCTTCCGTCCTGATACCGACAGTTCTGGCAATCTCTCGAACAAAGTCTCCCTTTTTCATGTCCTCGGAACAAAGTACATAGAATACTTCCTTATGTTCCTGCAGATAGACACGGGATGTGGTACTCTTACCACAACCGGCTTCACCGACCACCCATGTCACATTGCGCCAACGCTGCGCATCGGAAAGAACTCCGGTAATCTCCTGATATGCTCCGGTTTCCACGATCTGCCAACCGGGGGCATTAATGTTCTTCACCTGTGAGGCCACGTTACGAAACATATCGTCACTGATTTTCTCGTAAAGCCCGTTCAAAATATTGCTCACGGTACCGACACTGATATTCTTCAAGCTACCGGCAGCCTTCGTTTGGCTGGGATACTTGGCCACATAAGCCTGTAGGCTTTCACGGATGGCATCTTTTTCTTGTCTTTTTAATTCACTCATAACTTTTTTTCTTAAAATATTTCTTATTATAATTTTCCGACTATTTTTCGCTGATCCACTTCTTTCCTGCCCAGCTGGTCCCAAGTCACATTACTGATTACCTTGGTAGAGCGTCCTAATGAAATCTCTTCTACCGGTTGGCTGTATTTTTTCGTTCTCCGGTCTATCTGACGTTGTACTTCAGCAGTGACGCCTTTCAATTTCGGGGTGTTTAAACCGTGTTGTTCAGGAGCAACACCGAATTCGTATTCGATTTCTTTTGCGGTCACTTGGCGTTCAATGCGGTCTTGTATATTGGCGTCCTGTTCCCTACGGATGAAAGCAGCTTCGCCTTCCGTCTGGTCCTGAATACCACGATGGATAACCATGTACGGTTCGGCAACGCGTTCGAATCGCATTTCACCTCCCTTGTCTTTCCAGTACAACCGGACACTACCAAAATCATAGGGATCATATTTGACATAGAACTGTTTGTAGGTGTTTTGACGGCGCCAAACATGGTCAGGCGTACCCGGTGAGGAATAAACCTCGTAAGTGCGTTTCTTTCCGCCGATCGTAACCTCGATGCCACCGGAGGTAAATGTACTGGGACGATCTGTCATCACCCAGAAGATATCCACCATATCGCGCGCGGTAACCACCTCGGTCTCTTCGTTCACACTGTTATTGTACATTTCAATCCGAGGGATACCTGTAGCGGGGTGTTTCATTTCGCACCACTCCTGACGGGCCTGCACATATTTTTCTTTCAATTCCGCAAGGGTGTAAAGCTGGTCCTTATTCGCCTCGATAAATTCAATGTTCGGGCGGCTGGAATCTTTCTTGTCTGTAATGTTACCACCGGTAAAGCGCCAGTCTTTGTGTAACACCTGAGCCTGAAAACGTCCGAACACTGATTCTATCGTTTTGGATTGACCGCTATATGGAGCAGTCGGACGGTGGATATGGCTTATCTTACCCAGTAACCCATCAGATACGCGTTCCAGTTTCTTGTGACCTCCCTGGTTATCATGAACCAGTTCGTAAGGTTTATGCCCGCTCACTTGAAGAGCCATGCGATAAGCGTGATACTGCGCTTCATAATCCTCATGATCACTGATATGGAATCCCAAAAAGATTTCGCTATAAGCATCAATCACCTCATAAACCTGAGTCGTACGTACGTTGCCATTTTCGTCTTTATAGTAAAGGTTCAACTTTGTTCCATCACCATACCAAAGGCTGTCACGACGGGGCGGAAGTTCGGTTTTATGCTTACGGCCATAACGCTGATGGGCTTTCATCTCCCCATATACAGCATCGTACCATAACGGCTCGATACGGGGACTATTAAGCCATTCACGAAGACTACGAGGGCTTTTCAGCAGTTTCCATTCCTTTTCAGGAGCGACGCGGTTGTATTCCTCGAATATCTGCATGTCGGTATAAACAGGAACCCGGCTACGCTTCAGGGCTATGAGAAAACGTCCGGCTTCCTCATCGATCTTCAACGTGTTTTTGTTTCCATACTTGCCGCTGATTAATTTCTCGTAATTATTAGGCTTATATTTCGCCATAAGTGCCTTTAAACGGCCAACACTGCCCGGAAGGGTATGACCATATTCCTCTCGAAGCAATTCACATGTGGAAAGAAGAATCTCCCAAAGGTTACGGCGACCACCATTCAGTTTATTGGTTGAAGAAGTCAGACGGTTCAAATCGCGGAATAATGTGTTCAACACCGAAGCGTTCCTTACATATTCCGTTTGTACGCTATCCGGGAGAGGAACATTTTCACCGTTTTTGTCATACCGATAGGATTCGAAGAATTTTTCGGCATCCTCGTCTTTTTGTACCTTGCTACGTATCATTTCTTTGTGCATTTGTTCTTCAGGGTCACCGTTACGTTCAACCCAGCGTTGCTTATACTTTTCAGGAAAAGAGGAATAGATATACAATGCGTATCCACCTTCGCCACCACCACGGTGAGCGCTTTGGATATTGCCGCGATAGACGTTTTGCCGTAAAGTAGCACCCCGTATCACAGGATCATCCCCAGAGGTCAGTTCCTCATAGGTCATGCACAATGCTTTCTTATAATATTCCATTTCCTTGCTCTACATTAATCCTCTAATCCTTCGAGGGGAACGTATTTTAACCTACGTGCAGACACTCCCAAATTCAGCACTAAAATGAATGTCAGTGCCAGGCTATCGCAATTCACCAAAAGAAGAAGGGAGAAGCTAAAAAGGAAGTAAAGCACATAAAAGCGCTGCTTTACGTTCAGGCCAGTAAACCATCGAATCTGCGTTCCGAAGATTTCCATTAAATCACTTTTCATGACTGTCAGTTTTTTGAGGATTATCACCTACTTTTGAACCGCCACGATCCAACGCCAGTTTGCGGATGGAACGGGCCAACTTGCTATTCTTGCGGAATGCAAGGGAATGAGTTACCATCTCCGGGGAACACCCCAGTAGACTGGCGATTTTACTCACCTCACCGTATTCTACGACTATTCTTGCTTTCATAATCTATATTATTTAAGTTCTTCTCATTGTCACCTCAAGCCTTTTTCGTAGCTTTGAGGCGGTGTTCAGATTCTGAACACGTGGCAAATATACAGAATATTCTGCAATAAAAATAATTATGGAGAAAAAAAATACAGAAATTTCTGCAAGGGTGACAGAAATGATAGAATTTCTACAAGAAACCCCCAATTCTTTCGCAAAGTCTCTAGGATACAAGAGGGCGCAGACTCTTTATGATATAATAAGTGGAAAGTCTGCTCCAAGTTATGACTTTTTTAATAAAGTAGCAAATGCAGAAATTTCTGCATATATAAATATTAAATGGCTCATAACAGGAAAAGGAAATATATGTAATAATACAGATAATAAAGAGGCAAACATAGCCACACCCAATACTGATATTATCGAAAAACTTCTTTGTACAATTCAAGAGCAAGCAGAAGAAATAGGAATGTTACGTGAACGAATTAAACA